GACACATCAAATGAACTAAGAGCCAGCACCAATGAAGTATCAGTTGGGCTCAGCGGCATACCTGTAAGTTATGCTGTGGGCTTACAACAGGTTAAACTCAAAGGAAGCCAAATAGACATTCGCAGAGTGTTCATGGATCCTGTCACAGATGAAATACTGGATATCACTGGCAATCCTGTGATAGCATTTAGAGGTGTTGTTAACAACTATGGCTTCAGCGAACAGTTTAATCAGTTCAGTGATTCAAGCAGTATTGCAATCAATGTAAGTTGCAGTAGCATTGTAGATGTTTTGGAAAACAAACTAGCAGGTAGACGCACCAACAAAGAAGACATGCGTAAGTTTTACCCCAGTGACACCAGTTTTGACAGAGTCACAGAGATAGCAGGTAGAGCATTCAACTTTGGAAGACCACCACAATGATAAGATTTGCACAAACACAGGACATCTCTGGTATTATTCAAACGCTGAGAGCATTCAGTGAAGAAGCCACAGTGGGTTTTAGACATTTTACACAAGCAGACCATGACAGATTGGTGCCATTGGTGCAGAATTGGATACAAAATCACTATGTTAAAGTTGCACTCAGTGATGATGCTGTGGTTGGATGCATTATTGCAGAAAAGATCAATGACTTTTGGGATCCAAGCCAGTTGTATCTACAGGAAAGAGCCTGGTATATACTCAATGACCACAGAGCAACACGCTTGAGTGTTAGTTTATGGCAACATTGGAACAAGGACAGTCAGGATTATCTCATGCGTGGCATTGTAAATGGTGTGTTGATGAGCACTCAAGGTGAAGACAGCAATTTCAATCCTGGTAAAAGAGGCTGGCAACACATAGAAACAGTGTGGATTAAAAAGGAAGACTAGATGGCAGTAGTAAGTGCAGTAGTAACAGCAGTAACCAGTGCCGCAACAGCAGTAGGTGCTTGGCTCACATCAAGTGCAGTGGGAAGTCTGCTGGTAAGAACTGCTATTAGTGGATTGGTAAGCTATGCTGTATCAAGAACCATAGGCAGAAGCCAAAGTGCAACAGGTGCTGACCCTGGTGTGCGACTTCAACTGCCACCAGCAACAAATCACAAGATACCTGTGCTGTATGGAAGTGCATACTTTGGTGGTATTATCACAGACGCAGTTCTAACCAATGACAACAAATATCTATGGGTCATGCTCACAATGAGTGAAACCACTGGACCTAAACTCAGTGATGGCACCTTGCCAACCTACAGTTTGGGTGAAGTATATTGGAATGGTAATTTGGTAACATTCAAGAGCAATGGCTATGAAGTGGATTATGTAACAGACAGCAACAGCAACCAAGACAATGCACCTGATGGATTGATATGGGTTGCAGTGTATGCAGGTGGTAGCACCAGTGCAGATCAACTTACGCCACCAGGAACCAGCCTCACGCCATTCAACATCTATGATGTGTTTCCAAATTGGGACGCAAACAAAGGGTGCAATGATTTGATCACAGCATTCTTGAGACTGGAATACAACAGTGAAAAAGGTGTCACAGGCATTGGCGATTGGCAGTTTCAATTAACCAACAACACCACACTGCCAGGAGACTGCATGTTTGACTATGCTACCAACACTCGTTATGGTGCTGGTATAGCTGTGGCAGACCTAGCAAACAGCGATGAAGAACTTGCTGATATAGTATCAAGGTTAAGTTTGGATACCTATAATTGGGTTAAGATACTGCCAGACGGAAGCACATACACACTATGAACACTTTTCAAGATCTAAACAATCTAGGCAATACCAGTGTTACCTATGCAAGCGAAGCAAACACTGCAATCAGTTGGGGTAGTCTAGCAGGAACTGCTAATTTAACAGTTGATGAAGACTCTAGCCATGTATTGCAAAAACAAATTGATTTGTTGAGTGCAACAGAATTGGTAAGAGATATAGTTGTAACAATCAATGTGCCAGCTATCAACAATTACAACACAGTGGGAAATATCACTATTGGCAACACAGTTAGTAAATTTGGCAACAGCTATTTCTTTGATGACAACAACAGTTTTATATCCGTCAACAAGCCCGTTGATCTCAGTGGAGAATTCACCTTTGAAGGTTGGTTGTATCCACAAAACCTCAGTGTAAGTTATATCTTTGACAGCAGTGATGAGGGTGTAAATGATGTGATATTGAGATTCCAAGCAGATCAAAGTCTTGTGTATCGCACAAACAACACGGACAAAATCACAACAGCTGGTGTAATTGTAGCAAATAACTGGCAACATGTAGCTGTTACCAGAGACTCAGCTAATGTTGTAACAATTTGGCACAATGGTGGCAATGTAGGCAGTGTGGTTGACACCACTGATATAACCAGCAATGACAACATCACAGTTGGTATACGCAACACCAGTGACTTTGCTGACCTGTTGGGCTACATGGACGACATTCGTATAAGTGCAAATTGTCGCTACACAGGCAATTTCAGTGTTGCAACCAGTGCACTAGAAAGTGATGCTAACACTGTTATTTTGTTACAAGCTGAAGACCTAAATGATCAATTTATTAGACCAGTGTCTGGAATCACATACAACGGAACCTATGGCAACATACTAATCAATAGACAAAGTGATAGTTTTTACCGTGTGCGTGGTATTCGTGACCTAAACAGGTATGATGAAGTATTTGCCAACACTTATGTGCAATTGAACACTGACATGGCAAATAATTTTACATATACCACCACAGTAGATGATCAGTTGGGCAATACCTATACCTGGGATACCAACATTACAATAAATGAAGGTGACATAACATTCAACAGCACTGATATAGCAGGTTGGTTTGAAGGTGGCTTTGTTGGCAATGTTAATGGCAACACAGGTATTGAGATCACTGATCCAATTGAAGATAGAGAATATGAATTAACCATTGATGCTAGGATCACAACTGGTGGCAACATAGGTGGTCATCTTACATTCTACATTGATGGAGCAGACTCAGGCAACAGCATCACACTCACTGGTAATAGAACAGAAATCAACAATCAGATTGCCAGTAATGTTACAATGAAAACAGTGCCTAGGTTCAACAGTTTAGCAGGACCAACTTATTATGATCCAAGAGATATACAAAATACAACTTTTGCCTTTGATTATACACTGCTTGACACACCTGCAAATGTGCTTGCAAGTGGCACTCACACTGTTAACAAAGTTGTAAGTGACTACATTGGCATTTATGTGCCAGACGAAGAAGCTTGGATGATTGACTTTGCACTCACTGGCACAGATCCTACACCTGCAGGTGAAACTATGTTGATTAAGTTTGCTACACAAGGCAATTTAGATTATAGCATGACCAGAGATGAAGCATTTCTTGCTGTAGCAAACACACCTGGCTATGCTATGATGCCAAGTGACAGTGCTATTTCAGCAAGCAATCATATTGCTACTCAGAGTGGTAAAACAACTTATTCTCGTGCAAGTAATGCGGCATTGCCAACAATAAACACATTCAACACTGATTATGAATATGGCAACACTGAAGGTGGAGTAGTGCTCAATGAAGTTTACAGTTTGAATGATGTGTTCAGCACCTTTGAACACTTCCTTGATAATTTATCTGGAACAAACATGTGGGCAACACCTACAGAATCAGCTAGCACCAATAGAAATAGATATGCACAGTATCATAACACTATTTTTAGACATCCTGTGACATACAATGCATGCACAGATCAAACTCTTGCTAATGTTACAGTGTATCCAACAACAATCAATCCAAGTGTTACTCCACCTGGTAACCTAACAACCAAAGATGGCTGGGAAGAATGGAACAACATGCGTAACACTGGTTCAAACTGGCATGAAATTGGAGATCTAACAGGATATACCTGTTCAGCTAGTCCATTGGCTAGTGGTATTGAATACTATACATTGGTAGCTAAACAAACAGACATAGGAAACATAGTGTAATGGCAACGCTTGACCAAAGATATACAATTAACGGACTCGTAGACACCAATGAAGCCTGTTGGGAAAACCTACAAAAGATGGCAGATGCCGCCAGTAGTTGGGTAACCTATGATACTCACAGTGGTAGATTCGCAGTGGTTATTAACCAAGCAGGTAGCAGTGTTAGAAGTTTCACAGATGACAACATGATTGGTCCAATTCAAGTAGCTGGCACAGACCTAACCAATCTATACAATGCAATTGAGTTTGAATATCCTAGTGCTGAGATCAGAGATCAGAACCACTATGTAAGATTGGAACTGCCAGATAGTTTACGCAATGACTACGAACCAGACAACACACTGCAATTCTCAAACAGCCTTGTAAACAATCAAATTCAAGCAACTTTGATTTCAAACATATTGTTACGCCAAAGCAGAGTTGATAAAACAGTTACCATAACCACAGACTACACCAACATTGATCTTAGTGCAGGTGATCTCATTGACATCACCACTGAAATGTATGGTTGGACCAGCAAGGTGTTTCGCATCATGCGAATCAGAGAAAAAGATGGCAGTGATGGCAGTTTGCAGTTGGAGTTTCAATGTTTAGAATATGAAGCAGATGTTTATTCAGAAGAAGACATCGCAGAGTTCTTGGTAGATGGTGCCAGTGGCATACGAGCACTGAACAGCATAGGGCAACCAGGACAGCCTACTATTACAACCGTAACCATTGACAGTTTGCCAGCACAACAAGTAACCAGCACAGTGCCTGAAGGTATTGTAGAAGCAATGGAGTTTTGGGCGGCAAACATTGATGCTGGCAGTGAGTTTGAACTGTATGGCACAACCAGACCCACAGATGCCGCTACATTCACAGCCAATGCCAATGCAGTGTTTACCACAACTGAAACACGCAACGGCACTTGGAATTGGAAGACTCGTGGCATCAATGTTCTAGGCAAAGGACCATTCAGTGCTGACAGTGCCAATGTAGACTATGTTAGAACACAGGTAGCAGATGCTATACTAGACACTACACCTGTTATTGACAGTGGTGGTAATGTTCTAAGTGCAAATCTTGACACAAGAATTAACAGCACCGTAGATATTGGTAATAATGTAACTGGCAACACCTATATTGATGTAAGTGACTTAGGTAATAGTCAAATTGAAATATCAGGCAATCTTACAGAATTCACAAATCTGTTTGAATCAAATGCAAACAATTACAACTACACAGTTCCATTGTTGAATTTCCAAGTTGACAGATCATTTACAAATGGATCTAATGATCCTACTCCATTTGTTACTACCAATTCAAATCAAGCATGGAAAACAAACCAGGATAATATTGATTGGATAGCTGACCAACTCGTTATCACAGTCAATGGACAAGCCAGTGGCTTAGGTGGCACAAACACCAGCGGCGAAGAATTTAAAATGCGAGTTGAAATTTATGATAGTGGTAACAGCAGTAATGTTTATTTCAATCAAACAGCTAACTTGAATTATGTTAGAGACCATGAAAGTTTTACTATGGTAGGTAATGTTGCATCTGTTAATTTAGGTAATACCTTTGATTTAAAAACCACTTTTGTGCATGACACAACTGGTGGTGCAACTGCTGGATACATTAGATTGCATCTACTATCAATTGAAGGTTTCAACGATCCTAGCCCGTAAAGGTAAATAACATTAGTCGCACTGCCTCAGTGGTGTGATTATCACCCTTAGGAGAGAAACCATGGCAGGTGTGCTAAACTTTGATCAGTTCGTTTCAGGAGCTGACAACATAATCACGGAACAGATGTTTCCAAACCAACGCAGAACTCTAGTTTATGACTTTGATCAAGATATCTCAGGTTGGAACTTCAGTGCTGACTTTCAGACCATTGTGGTTGATAGTGTAACATTCAATCGCAACACAGGTCGTCCAAATTTCGCTAACTCAACAGTGCTGGGCAGTTTCCCAAAACAAGAACTGGGCAGTTTTTCAGGTGGCACATACATACCCACTGTTATAAATGCAACCACAGGCACAGTTAGAGTTACGCACCCAGATCAAATGTATGATGGACCATTGTATCCAGATGCAAGAAGCAATGTTGTGATTGTGATCTACAGTTTCCAATGGGAAGATGATTCATCACCAATAACCAATGTTAACATGCATAGATATGCTCTAGTGCAAGCATGGGAACCAGATGTTGCCTTAGGCGATCCTACTACACACACTGACTATACAGCGTTGAGCTAAGGAGACAGCCATGGCTAATGTAACAATCACAGAAGAGACTACCACAGTCAATGTAAGCAGTAATGTCAGCAATGTCTCAGTATCAACATCAACCTATCCACTTACAGTAGAATACAATGCCACTATTCAAAGTGGTCTTGATGGAGCAGATGGTGCTGATGGCG